AGAGCCAAACCAGACAGCGGCGCTGGCCATGGTCCCTTCGGCCAGGGTTGCTGTCGGCTTGACACCGCGCAGCGCCAGCAGGGCAGCTGCTGCTGATTGTGTGCCAGCAACTGCCCCGCCAGGAGAGTCCACCCGCACCAAAACCGCTCGGACGGCTGGGTCAGCCTTTGCCGCCTTCAAATCACGCACCAGCAGCTCTGCGCTGGCACCCCCCGATACAGCCGTGAGCATGTTCATCCGCGGTGCCATCACGCCCATCAGCGGGATCACCGCAACGCCACCAGGCAGCACCTCATAGCCCTGGGGAGGCTTCTGCAGTTGCCGACCCATTGCCGCTTCTATCGCCTCCAGGTCTTGTTCTCCGCGCAACCGCGCCGCGTAAATTTCGTGCAGCTGGATTAGTCGATCGGGCTCTATTGCCCAGGGCCGGCCCAGCAGGTCAAGAATGCTCATTGTCGGTCCTCGGTTGACTCTTCATCATCGTCTTCATCATCGTCTTTGAGGTCTTCGGGATCTTCAGAATAGTCGGGGCCCTTGGGCAGCTCGCCGTTGGCCATTGAAGCCACCAGCGGGGCCACTAGGCCATCCTTCAGTCGTTCGGCTTGGACTTTTGCTGAGATCTTGTGATTAGCTTCCCAGTCTCCGCCATCATAGGCAATGGTCTCGCCTGGCAGTGTTGTGATACCTGTCTCAATTCGCTTAGCTGCTGCGTTTGCTTCCTTGAGCGGGTCAAGGGCCATCATGCCGTCGCCAGACCACTTGGAACCACACCACGCAGCACGGGCAATCGGATCGGTCAGGAAGCCTGGCAAGTTGAACCGGCCCAGCGCCACGGCGTCGGCCAGGATCTCTTCGTAGATCGGTTGACAAAAGTTAAATGCTTTCCTAAACCGCCGCACTTGATAGGTTTTCCAGGCATCCATCAGCGCCGCACGCGATGCCGAGTAGCTGGCCTTGAAAACTTTCATGACCACTTCCCTGGGCAGGTTTAACCCCACGGCCACCTCGCCTGTTACGGCATCAAAGAATTGTGTGAACGACGGATTGGGCCGGCCTGGTGCAGGGGTTTCAATTGTTTCACCTGGAAATAGGTTTACGACTTTTCCCGTTGCAGACTCCAGTACTCGATCAAAGCCTAAAGCTTTTTGTATATACTTCTCTTTAGACTCTTGGTCTAGTAGATCGGTAAAAGATTCATGATCCATAGTCATGAAAATGGTATTGATTGCCGCATTCACCGCAGCGTCTAGCTCTGCATTGCTGTAGCGATCGGCTTGTTTTAGCTTGCCAAGCACTGGCGCTAGCCAGGGAATGCCACGGGTTTGCTGTGGACGCTTCATGCGCCATAAGTGCAATAAATTGTGGCGTCCAGTTGCAGGAGTGAAGAACTCAACCCTTTTCCATGTGATGCCACCAGGCTTGTAGGTCAGCGTTCGGCGTGGATGGCAATTGGCAATCCAAGCAGCTACTGGAACGTCGTCTATTTTTTCAATTCCTTGCGTGCATTCATTTGTGTCTGCTACTCTGTTTTTATTGCATACTCTGTCAGCTTCAATCACCTGCAGCGCAATGCGATAAGGCCATCCTGCAGGCACTCTTTTTGGCTGAACAAGCGCCACAAAAGCATCGCCTGAAACCAACTCAGCACGCTCTGTTAAGTCTTGAATATCGTAAAAATTCTGTTTATTAGAATAATCTGCAAACTTAGAACTAGCCCAAGTATTAAAGTAAAGCTCAAACTCTGACTGGTACGCACGGGCTTCTTTGTCGCTTAACCCTAAATATTCTGCATTAATAGCACTCTGAAGCGTTAACCCCGTGCCAATTGTGTAAGTTACTAAATTTTCAACCGCCCCAGTGGCGATTGGTTGATTGCGCTCTGCATCGCGGCACAGTCCACGCAGCTCGTCAAGCCCTGGAATTGTGTCGCTGTCAGCGTCAGCTTGGCCCGGGTTCCAGGCTGCAAACCTGGCAGAATTGCCGATGTTGTTGATAATGCCATAGTCGGCCGGATCAGCGCTGTGGTAAGCGCCAAAAATGTTGCCGGCTTGGCTGGTTATTGTTTTTGCTGCAACATTGGATTGAGCTTTAACCGTTTTTTGTTGGTTCTTTCTCTTGCTCATGTCACCAGCCGGGAACGATTGAACGCGTACGGGACCGGCCGCTTGCGCGCATTGAAAGCCTTGTCACCTGCTCATCCCAAAACTTGATACCGGCTTGCACGTCAATCAATGAAGCTCGACGCAATTTGTCGTCCCCTACCGTCACCTCTTGCTGAGCCAGGATTTGCTTAGCCGCTTCTAGGTAGGCGCTTAACTGCTCCTGTGCCTGTGTGAGTGTGATACCTGCCATGGGCCCAGTATAGCAACCATGGCCTGTCAATTCCAGCCGGCAAGGCTGATTTTGCCATCGGAGACAGCGGAGCCCCCACCCACCCCCGGCGCCTGGGTGCCCAGGGTGCGGGCGAGCTGGGCCCACATGGTTCCCTTGGCATAGCGGCGGGACACCAGCAGCATTGCGGCATAGGCCATCCTGGTGCAGTCGCCGCCTTCGTCGTTGCAGCCTGGGGGCTTGATCCAGTGGTATTCGGTGCGGGCCCGGGTCTTCGGGACGTACTTCCAGGGAAACAGCTCTCGCAAAAACTCATCTGTGGAAGCCTGCCCGAAGTGCAGGTATCGAGGCCCCGGCTGCTCAACCCGAAGCATGGCCTTGAGCATGTTCACGCTGGCGTCGTAACCAGTGGTGTAAAGCAATCCGCCGCGCCGGGTGACTGATTGATTTTTGCGGTTGACCTCCGTCGGCTTGCCCTTCTGGATGATCGGCAGCCCCTTGGTGCCCGCCCCTTTCATGGCCACCCATCGGTCAGGCCTGGCTCGGCAAAAATCTTCGACCTGCTTGCTGCACAGGCCGCCATGGTCAACCCCTCCCAGGTTGGCCTTCATGGTTCCCCCGTCCTGACGGGCCCAGGCCTTCGCGCTGATCACGTCCAGCTGCTCCCATACTTCCGGCTGCTGGGGGTCCCCCTCGATCTCGAAATGGGCAATGTGCCACCCTTCCTCGCCGGTCCCCCAACCCCAGAGGGTGTAGACCAGCCGCTCGCCCACGGTGCCGCCGCCGCCCTGCACGTCAACACCATCGGTCAGAAGCAGTACTCCAGTCGGAATGTCCCACTCTTCGCCGTCCCATGGGTAGCCATTGCCGAAGCCTACATTTTTTCGCCGCTCGGCTAGGCCATCGCCGGTAAGTTTGCTGGTGATTTCATCAGCCCATGGCACCCCTAAATCTGTATTATGAAATGTTTGCATAGGCGCCACGTTTCCCATTTTCATTTGCTCCAGCGCTACCCGATGCCGAGCCACCAACTCGGGCCACATGGCCGCTCGGTGGTAGGACATGCCAGGGCCTACCTGCTGTGATCGCCAGATCGGCACACCGTTGCGCAGGACTTGCTTGCTGCGATCCAGGCCTAGCGGGCAGGCCCAGCCAGCCGCCTTGTCCATTGAATACAGGTTGCTGTAATCAATTGGGGTTTCGCAATGCTCGCAGCGAATCCGCCCCTCATCAGGGCCTTCCTTAATAAAATTCTCCCAGCGAAGTTGTTGATAGTGATTACAGTGCGGGCATGGATAATATCTATATTGTTGATCGCCTTTCTTAAAGGCTTGCTCCATGTAATCATTAGGGTATATCGGCGTGCCACCAATCGTAAAGAACGGGTCCCAAATGTTACCGGCTCGCTGGAACAGGTTTCCAATGGTGTCACCTTCGGGGCTGTCGTAGGTGGCTGGTTCTTCAAACAGAATCGGGCTTCGCTCCACCCGACGACCAGACCGGGGCGTTGCGGCGCTTACCAAGTGGATCAACGCACCATTGACAAGCTGCTTAAAATCGTAACTATTTTTTAACGCTCCTTTCGTCTTTTTGTTATTTAATTGTCCTTTTAATCTTGGGATTCCATGATTGTCGTCAAACATTGAATCTATATCTTCGGTGCTGTATTTCTGTACCTCAGAGTCTGTAGGCTGCACCAGCATAATCTTAGACCGGCGCCAGTCGGAGAAAAACACAATTACCGCTTTCACATACTCCGACCAGCCAACCCGCGACGGCTTCTGGCAAACCATGCATTCAACCTCTGGGTCAGTTGGCGCCAGAAACCAATCCTCTTGATATGGCCTAGTACGCCATTTTTGCCGGCCATCAGTTGCGCTTGTAACATAATAATGAGTGTTGCTATATTCCAGCATCGTCATAAACGGTTTAGGCTTTACCATGGCGGCAAGCCG